CTGCCACAGGTTCAATGCCTTTCATTTCACAGTAATCCAGAAGTGCCTCAAAACATCCGATTTTTCTTTTGATGGCTTCTCGTTCAATGTGTATGGAGAAATCTGTGGAATTGGTGAACTCACGTGTGATGAGATATTCCACAGTGAGAAGTTTCGGGTCTTGTTCATCAGTCATGTTTTAGGCTCATAGAAGATGTGACCCCCGATACGCACCACAGGTCTGGCAAATGTCCAGTTGGGTGTCACTTTGGTGTTGTGAAAATATAGTGCATTCTCTAAACTAACAAGTTGTCCCTGGTCTGTCAAGACAGCTTTGGCAACTTTCATGGATTCATTGTAAATTTTTTCATTGAACTTCATACGAGCACCGCAGGTCCAGGAGAATTGACATCCTCGGGGATTTCTCTGATACACCACATCACAGATGGTTTTGGGAAAATCAGGATGACGCACACGATTCATGGTGACCATGGCCACAGCCAGTTTTCCCAAATAGGGTTCTTGGGGAGCTTCATAATGAATGTTCTCTGCCAGACATCTCATTTCCTTCTCAGAAGGCATGGAAATGTTTTTCACCACAGAGATGCTCATGTTGGGTTTCAGTGACACTGGATACAGCATCAACAACAGAATGAATGTTGCAATAATTCTTTTCATACATCCTCCGGATAATCAAAAAGTGTAAAATCATCTTGAAACAAATGATGAACTACTTTTTGAAATGATGAGTGTTGAAAATCCAAATGTTCTAAATGATTTTTATCAACTTTTCCTATTTGCTGTAACTTGGATGTATCATATCCTAAACGAGTCTCAATCCATTGGTTAAACTGTTGTAAGTTTTCATACTTGAACCAGGTGACTTTTGGATGATATGCCCAGAATGTTTGTGATGCAAAAAATGCAACATGATGTTTTGTAAGGTTTTCTTGAAAAATTTCTTGTAAGGTTTTGTTTTGTTTGGGAACACAATTTCTGTCGAAATTATCGTAGAAAAATTCTACGAGGTGTTTCATATTGTTGTAAGGTACTCCACATTTATCCTGATACAAGGAAACCAAATGTTTCAGGGCTGAAATGAAACGTGTTCTAGGATGTCTGATGACAGTGAACCCTGGGTACTGCCTCTGGTGGTGGTCATATAAGGAATGAAATGTATAATGAAAATGTAGTTCAGATTCTGGGTGTGGGTTAAACAACTGAGAATAAGCTCTAGTACCTGTCTTGGGAATCTTCACCCATATCCATCTTTCATTTGTTATTTTGGAAGAGATTATCATGGGTTAATCTATCAATGATGTTATTGGCTATCACTTCATGACACAACTTAGAAGGATGGTAGTCCATTCTTGGCTTCTTGAAGTTAACATAATCTGTGGCTATTGTCAACTCAGGCCTAGATGTATTGGTGGTGTTGAATTTTGAAGTATACACATCGAAAAATTCACCTAATGCTTTGGTTACACCCACTTTAGGTTGTAATGGTGTATCCATTAAATTGGCAATGGTTTCATATGTTTCACCTTGATACGACAAAGTGATTAATCTATCTGTTAACCAAGTATGCTGTTTAATGTATGATAATGTGGTGTGAGGCCAGCATAAGATGTAAATGGGAAATCTGTGCTCATATTGTTGTAGAAAATTCAAAACATTAAGAACATCAGTTACTTGGGCTTGTTCAATGTAATCATCTACAGTGGTGTTGTTTTCTGTGGCCCATTCATGGAAAACCTTTTCATGTTTTGCCAACAGGCCAATGTGTGATACACCTGGTAAAAGTAAACTATCACTCCGTGTCCATCGTGTGAATTGAAAAACAAACGCATCTATATTTTCATGTCCAAGAAAAGACTCCCACCAACTAATAATCTTAGTGTGGGAGCCTCCTCGAAACGATTGATTTAGTGACTGTACATTGAAATGAGAAGCTACCAGATTTGAAAATCTACTGGTTTCTCGACTACCAAAATAATAATCTAGGCCCTCACCATGAGTGAAAGAACATCCCGCAAACCCAATTGTTTTCATATCAAATGTTATGTGTCAGCGCAGAATCCACCAAAACATACAGCACCCTTCCCACAATCTTCATTATAATAACAAACGGCAGGAGTTACTTGAAGAATGGTGTTGTTATTTTCATCCACAGTTAAATATCTTTCAAGTTCCACTGAATCCAATTCAGTTACAACATTTTCATACACACCCAAAACATACCGTGTGAAGTACTTGGTGCCTTTATTATCCGTGGATGTTATTTGAACAGTGTACTTGCCTGTGGTCACATCCACAGTTGGTGTCACAGTTAATGTCAACACTCCATCTGTAAAAGAACCTGAAACCCATGGAAGTTGCTTGAACAATAACTGTGAAACACTAGTTTCAAGCAAAGCATCAGAATATTCTGCTGTTGCTAATGGAACTCTGGTGGTAAAAGTCAATGTAGTGGTTGTTTCTTTTTGAACTGGGAATAGTGTGAAAACGTCATGGTTCCAAATCTTTGGGCTAGAGATATACACAACCTTTACCAGGCGATTTGGTGTTGTTCCATATATTGTTTCATTACGGAACAGCATGTCCACAGATGCATATTCCAGTAGCATATCTTTTATTGTTTCAGCATCTCGTCCTGGGTTTTGTTCAATGTATTGAGCTAAAACACCAGATACTATGCCAGCACTGATGGAAGTACCTGAAGATGTTGCATAATCGCCAGAGATGGCAGCTATAGTGACATCCACGCCAGGAGCAGTTATGTCAACTTCAGGACCATAGTTGCTTGACAACCCTGTGGCCCAAGACACCACACGGTCATACGCATCAGATGCTGCTACACCAATAACTGTGTTCAACCCTACAGGTGATAATGTGTCTGCTGCGATTCCAGTGTTACCTGCTGCAGCCACGACCACCAATCCAGTATTTTGTAGTTCTGTCACCTTGCTGTCCAATAAGGCACTCTTGGGTACACTCCATGAACAATTCACAACTTTCACTACAGTGGGTGTAAGTAGATGATTTTCCAAAACTGCATTGAACGCAGTAAGTAGTTGACCTATGGTTACTGAACCGAAAGGAATCTTCACACTTTTGATGATGGCGTTTTTAGATACACCAACAGTTTGACCATTAATAACGCTGGCAATGGATGTTCCATGTCCTACAACATCTGAAGAATCTCCATTATATGAATACAGATGTTCAATGTTGGATCCATTGAATTCTGCATGAGTATCATCCACACCGGAATCCATCAAATACACAATAGAATCCGTCCCTTCGGTAAGAGGATTGTATAGTTGCTTCATGGGAAGTGCATCTGTGACTAAACGAAATTGATGCCACTCCGCATGAGATGTCACAGTTGTTTCGGTATCCAGTTCAACTAGAATAACACCTTCAATAGATTCCAAAGTTTCTACTGAAAAATCATCTGCCACTTCTAGACCGACAACGCGAACACCTTCTAGATGATATAGAACAGTGCCGTGAGTAAGCAGTGTTTCTAGAAGTGAAGTGGTGTTAACACTTGAAGAATAGGCAATATTAAATGTTTTCATGAAAGTTCCTTTAAATGGTCGAAGTTTCTGTATTATTTATATCATTTATACCAAGCACACTAGTTGCCCAGGCTCTTTCCATACAGAAATAACACCCACCACACGTTTTTAATTTTGGTAACCCACAGGATTTTGTTAAACTTAACAAATCCAGTAGATTGTGTTCTTGGTATATCCGTATTATTTCAACCTTATCCAAGTCAATGAAAGGTCGTTTATGATTTTCTGAAGTCACTTCTCCTCTGACAGGGGGAGTATCACCTTTAATATACACGGTTGGTGTGAAATGAGTGACCACTTTATTACATCCTGTCAGAATCACTCCGGGATATACACTAAGAATGTATTCAGCTGCTTCACGGATGAGAAGTTTTTGACGCCTAATATTCACCAGTTGGAATCTTTTTCCAAAACGATTCTGCAAATAATTTAAAATAGGGACAATGACTTTTTGATATACATGAGTTGGGGGACTTAGTGTGTGTAAAATGATTGGCTTATCAGTTTGCATGGCAACAAGATACGCCAATAACGTACTATCGACCCCACCAGACATCAAAATGTTGATGTGTTCAGTATTTTCTGGAATGTCTATATTCATAAAATTTAGTGGGGGTTTTCTGTTCCCAGGGAACCCCCGAACCCGGCATGCTACTTAATTAAGCAGCTAATGCAAGAGGCGTATTATATGTGCCTGTTAATGTTTTTGCTCTGCTTACGGCAGTCGCCTATCGGGTAGCTCCATCCTGTACTTCTATCCCTGTCGAAACCAAGCACCCCCGTAACTACGAACTGCAACACTTCTGAGTACTTCTGAGTGGAGGTGAGGGGAGTCGAACCCCTGTCCAAGAAAAGTTTCTATTCAAGCAATCTACTACCATCCTACTTGTTTATTTATAGGCTTCATACACATCACGATAATACAACAATTGTTCCACGTGATGGTTTCGTTTGCTTTCAAACACTTGCATGAATCCATCTGACACTGCTATCAGAATGGTCAATCTATTTACAGGTATGTTGGTGCGTTCCTCGAACATGATGGCATAGGCAGCTGCTTGCATGAAATAGTGTTGAATGTGGTCCACATCTTTCTCACGGCGTGCCGTCTTGAAGTCAATCACACTCAACTTGCCATCAAATTCAGCTATACAATCCACACGTCCTGCCAGGCGTAGATGATGTGACCACAGTGCCACTTCTTGTGCTCGGATGTTGTCAATTCTGTCCAACACAGGATTGGCCACCTTGAACATCTCCAGATCCCACAAGGACAAGTCACCACCAGACAACTCATTTTGTAGATATTTTTCTGTGATGGTGTGAAATCTCGTACCCCAATTGGCAGCTTGGCGAGACACCTTGTTGGCCTCCACCTCACCCACACGGGCTCGCCATTCCTGGATGCCTTTCTTGGTGTGTTCAGCCAACACTGTGGTGACAGATGGATAGAGCCTACCTTCAGGTGTCTGATAGGCTCTGGTTCCATCTTCCTGATTCACAGCGGAAATGGTTTCTATTGTTACTGGGTCATGTAGGAATGTTTTCATAACAATAATATAACACAATACTATAATTTTGTCAAGCCACAGCCATGTCCTCAAACGCCATTCTAGCTAAAATGTATTCTTTCACCAAGGGTCCACGAACAATGTCCTCCACCCCGAATTCCACATGACGGAAGGAAGGCATATGGTGAGCGATAGCCATGAACTGCTTCAACCCGGACATATCTGACCGTTTCTGTAAATCTGTTTGGCGGAAATCACCACAGAAAATGATTTTGGTATTGGTACCGACTCGGGTCATGATGCTGTTCAGTTCCATGTCATTCATGTTCTGAGCCTCATCCACAATCACGATGCAGTTGTCCAAGGTCAATCCACGAACATAGGAAGTGACCATGAAATGAATCAAACTTTGTTCTTTCAGTTTGTTGTAGGCGCGTTCACCAAATCTAGGAAACAGGTCGGCACAAATCTCCTGGTAAGGATGGGAATACACTTCCACTTTTTCCTTTTCACTGCCAGGAAGAAATCCAATGTCCCGGGAAGGAACAGCAGAGCGAACCACTACTACTTTTTTATACCCCGAATTTTCTAGTATCTCCTTGAAAGCGCTGTGCATGGCGATGTATGTCTTTCCTGTACCTGCCACTCCATGACATAGAATGGCTTTGTGCCCTTTACGATAGTAGTTGAAAAAGTTCTCCTGATTTTCTGTGAGAGCCCAGATTTCTTTCAAATCTGAACCGCGGACTTTGTGTTTGGATTCCTGTTCCTCTTGAACAATATAAGTCTGAGATGTTACCAACTTAAGGCGCTTTTTTCTGGACATGGAATGGTTGGGTTGGGGGTAAAAAATCCCGCCAAGGCCGAGGCCCGGACGGGATTTGAATAGGACGGAGAGTCCTTAGATGTAACTACTGTTGTTCTTAAGTGTTGAGCCTGGAGTTTTATCATGAATCTTTTGAAGTACCTCTCTGAATCCATTATCGGGGCGTCTGAAACCTAAACGCACAGGGTCACCGAGGGTGGGAGCAGTCAACATCACCTTCTTGACTGTCAATTCACCACAGTTAGAACATGGGTCACCCTCCGGTTCATGCATGGAAGAGATACTTACATTTCTTGTGAAATAGTGCTCACACTTCTCACATTGGTATTCATATGTTGGCATATTTTTATTTATCTTTCGTAGTTTTCTGCGACACGTTGCACTGCATCACGCACCCACTGTAAAAGCAACACAGCAGAATCATTTCCCTGTACTAGACGTTCAATGTTATCAATTTCTTCATGAACATCCACTACAAAATAACGAATTCTGTTGTGAACCTCTTCATAATATTCTTCATGCTTTTCCATGACTCCCCCTACTTGATGGAAGATGAAGCATCAGCGTTCGCCTTATCTTCACGAAGTTCAAGAAACACTGGAAGAAACAAACTGTGTTGCAAAGTCTTTTTGTCCTGAATACGAGCATTGTACTTCACAGCCACCACCTTACCTACTGTTTCCTCTCTTGTGTATTTATCACGTTGTTCATCAGTGAAGCCAGAGCCCACATTCACTTTCACCCCACCATCCTCGGATTCCAGCACCAAGGCACCCAACTTACCCACATTCTTGCCTGTGCCTTCCTGCCAATCCACACACTTCAAATCACATTCAAGCTCACCCTTGAATTTCACTTGGTGTTTTACACGCTTGTCTTCCCATCCTTGGGTGATGTCCTTTAGAATGATACCTTCCTCACCATTCTGAAAATATTCCTCGAAGATGTGGTGTGCCTCATCCTCAGAAGCCACTTCAATGTTTTCAATCAACGAGATGCGAACAGGCAACTCCATCTGTTCCAGCATGTTGAAACGGTCACCATAAGGTGTGTCACAATGTCCGGTCTGGAAATCTGTGAAGGGAATCACATCCCAGATGGTGGCATGAACCATGCCAGCTTCCTTGTCCGAAATGGTGCCTTTCACTGCTTTGTTCAGGATGCCATTGCCTTTCTGTCGATTCATGATACCATTGGCATCCAACACCACCAGTTCACCATCAAACACTGTTAGATTGTTTCCTGCCAACTCCAAAAATTCCTTTTCCAGATGTCCGAGCAAATGAATTTGTTTACCATTCCTGGAACGGAACTCCACTGACCTATTCTTCACAATGGCGTTGAATCGCATCCCATCCAGCTTCAACTGCACATAAGCGGGATAATTCATCTTGTGCATAATCTTTTCATCAAAACCAGATGCCAACATCACAGGATATGTGGGAATCAATCCAGGCCAAATCTTGTTCACTGTGGCATCAGACACGCCACATCGAAGATCCTTTTCAATGATGCGTTCAATCACTTTGGCATCATCAGTATCCAAAGACTCCAGAATCCAATGGAGGTGATGTAACGCAGCATTGCCAGTGTATTGACGTGAGGATAGCTTTTCCAATTCATCCAAAGCCTGGTCAAGAGTAAGATGAGTGTTTCGCACTCCGGTCTTGTAAGGAAGAATTCTGCGAATGTAGAATTGTGTGTAAGGATCCAACGCCAAGAACAACACCCGCCTGAGGGTCAGGTCCGTGAGGTGTTGACGTAGAATAGTTTCCTTTTCAATTCTACCAGTTGTGTTTGCTAGGTCACGAAAAATGTAATCCATGATATTCTCCTTGTATAATAGTATAAATATAACAAGATGTGAAACTTTGTCAAGCCCAACCATTTTACTATGCCTTGCCATGAGCTATAAAAATAAAAAGTGGACAGATTTTGACCAATCCTATCTAAAAACATTTGGTGAAGAAGTACCAATATACACACCATCTGTGTATCGGGAGTACCGTGGAGAAATCTTCACCTCTTACCAAAGTCATCTTCATCCAGCCAATGAAGTGTTGCCTAAAGGGTTACACGTACATACCAAATTTTCCAAATCGTACAAAAATGTTCTACGGGGTTTACACTACGATGATAAATCCTGGAAACTGATTCAGGCTTTGGTGGGAGACATCTATTTGGTTGTTTTGGATGTTCGATGGGAATCTCCCAATTATGGTAAATCGGAATCCTACATACTCTCAGATAAAACCCGAGACCAGGTTCTAGTACCACCTGGGTTTGCTAATGGACACTATGCCATAACAGATTGCATTTTTCACTACACCTTTTTCTATGAAGGTGATTATGTGGATGAATCTCAACAAAAAGTTGTGAAATGGCATGACACCAGATTCAATATAGAATGGCCTACCAACACACCCATTGTTCAAGGTAGAGACCGATGATAACCAATCTAGACCAATATCCAGTTGTACGAGAAGTTTCATACACCACTGAAAGCCTTCTGGACTTTGAACAGCAGGTGGTGAATAACTGGGAAAATGCAAAGATACGAGGTCCGGTTCACATCTCTAATGGCAATGAGATGGAGTTAATAAAAATCTTTCAGAGAATTCACACCACAGACTGGGTATTCTCCACCTGGCGTTCCCATTATCATGCATTATTGAAAGGAATAGAACCTGATTGGGTGATGAACCGAATTCTGTCTGGCCATTCCATGACCATATGCAACATGAAAGAAAAATTCTATGCCTCTGCTATAGTAGGAGGGTGCCTACCTATTGCATTAGGTGTGGCACAAGCTCTGAAAACAAATAACAGCACAGAAAAAGTCTGGTGTTTTATTGGAGACATGAGTTTTGAATCTGGGTTGTTCTATGAAGTTCATAAATATGTGAGAAACTTCCAACTACCATTACATTTTGTAGTGGAAGATAATAATCTATCCACATATACACCAACAGAGCACACATGGGGTGTGAAAAGACCCATACCTGATGATGTGATTCATTACACTTACACTTCAAAATATCCGCATTATGGAACAGGAAAATGGGTGGCCTTTTAAACTAGTTTATTTGGAATGGGCAGAAACAGCCAGAGGGGAAAAAATTCCTTTGGGTAATGGTTTGCCTGCACCTTTTGTTGAACTACTTAAAAAAGATTTTAAATTAGAAGAAAATAGTTACTACGGAATGCCTAACAACTTACCAGACAAATATAGGTTGGAAGGATGTCCATGGGCCCATATTGCAACCTCTTTACCTAGAAAAGCACAAAAATATTCTTTTGATTATGGATTTCCATTAGAGATATCTGTAGAAGAAATTAGAGATGATGATTTCATCTATCTTCTACCAGTAGAAATTACTGGAGGTGTAGGGGCGAATGTATTAGTTCAAAAACATAATATAGTGATAGAAGATAAGCCTTTTTCTTATAATTTTTTCCAAGACTCTATCCTAATGCACCCAAATATTCTTGAACTACTACAGACGGGTAAAGTAAAATTTTTATTCAACAACTTACATGACCCTATTAACGATTCTGCAGCAGAATGCTTTAAAACACTAGAAGAAAGACTACATGATGTTCATGGTATTTCCTATCAAAACATAATTTTTTTAAGTGGTTCCAAGATAAACACTATACCATTACAAAGTAAGGTTTTTTATGACGAAGGACTGTATTATGCAGAATATATGGGATCACAGATAATAGGTTCTGAAAATGAAAATTTTTTTCCTGGGGGACTGTACAAATCAGAAGTTTTTCAAGAAAAAGACTTATGTAAAAATACTTTAAGGTCATTAAAATTTTTATCTCCTAATAACAATGTTTCTGGAAGATTAAATCGCACATTTCTACTTCATTGGGCTCTAAAACATAAATTATTTGAAGATGGGTTATTTTCTTTTTTAAGTAAAACAATTAATGTTGAGTGGATACAGGATTGTGTACTTCCACACTATGAAATTTCCACACAGGAATTGAAAGAAATGGAAAGTATTTTACCGCACGAAGGATTGGATACTAAGAAATATTCAAAAAAAGATTTAGATACAGTAGTGTACGGCCCAGGACAAGTAAAATCTTGGTATGAACAAACTTATCTTTCAATTGTTACTGAAACTTCATCATTTACAAACATACCTTTCATATCAGAAAAAAGTTATCGTCCTATAGCAAATTTGCATCCTTTTATAATTTTAGGTCCCGGTGGTATATTAAAATCTTTGAGAAAACTTGGGTTTAAAACATTTGCTGGATTCATTGATGAAAGTTATGATGATATTGAAAATGATATAGAACGGTTTAAAGCCATAGAAAAAGAAATCATTAGATTTAAGAGCATGACTCAACAAGAAATACATGAATGGTATTACTCATTAACTGACATTTTGATATATAACAAAAATCATCTTCGAAGTTTACATGGAATTGATCCTTACAAACCAGTGTTTAAACAAATATATGACACATATGTTTCAAGATAAAAAAATTTTAGTGACCGGCGGCGCTGGTATGATAGGTCGCTCTTTGGTACAACTGCTTTTAGACTCAGGTGCACAAGTAACAATTGCAGATTTGACCGAACCCCAATATTTACCTAATGGTGTAACTTTTATTCACACAGATTTGCGTCATTTTAAAAATTGTTTAGATATCTGTTCTGGTAAAAATTTTGTGTTCAACTTAGCAGGTGTTAAAGGCTCACCTAAAATGTGTGCAGAACAACCTGTGGATTTCATGGTCCCTATGTTGCAATTCAACACCAATATGATGCAGGCCGCCTATGAATCTGATGTGGATTGGTATCTGTATACCAGTTCTGTAGGAGTCTACGCTCCAGCAGAGGTGTTCTATGAAAATAGTGTATGGCAAAGTTTTCCTTCCCCCAACGATAGATTTGCTGGTTGGGCTAAACGAATCGGAGAATTGCAAGCAGAAACATATAAAATACAGTATAATTGGGATAAAATCTCCATAGTACGGCCCGCTAATGTGTATGGTCCATATGATAATTTTAATCCTGCTAATGCCATGGTGGTCCCTTCACTTATACGAAAAACACAGGAACAAGATGTTTTAGAAGTGTTTGGTGATGGAACACAAATCCGAGACTTCATTTATGCGGATGATGTTGCTAGAGCCATGATGTTTGTGGTGGCCAATCAAATCACCGCCCCAGTAAATGTTGGGTCAGGAACAGGTAACACCATCAAAGAAGTTGTGGATTTGGTGGTAAAACACTCCGGTAAAACACCGAAGATACATTGGAACACCTCTGGGCCGACTGGTGATAAAATTCGTCTATTTGATACTACTAAACTGTCCTCTTACGGGTTCACACCATCTGTGACATTGGAACAAGGCATTATGAAAACCACGGAATGGTTCTTGAACAATAAAGACATTCTGGAAAAAAGATACAATCCTTTCATCAATCATTAATCATGAATTTTTTTCATAATAAAACCGTAGTTGTTACTGGTGGCTCTGGGTTCATTGGAACTCATTATCTTCAAGAATTGATACAGCGGGGAGCCAAAGTAAGAACACACACTCATCAAAAATCTTTACAGTTTCATCATGATTCTTTAGAGGTTATTCCTAACATCAATTTGTTGAATTTGAAAGACTGTGAAACTTTAGTTAAGGATGCAGATTATGTGATACATTGTGCCGGTGAAGTAGCTCATCCATCTACTGTGCCTACTGATGTGCAAATATCCTTGAAGCAACTGAATTTGATTGGGAATGTATTGGAAGCATCCTACAAAGCAGGCGTGAAGAAGTTTCTGGACCTCAACAGTTCAACTGGGTACCCAGACATCAGAAGACCATTACATGAAGATGAGTACTGGGTCGATGAACCCTATAAAGCATATTATGGTTATGGTTGGATGCGTAGATACCGTGAAAAACTCATGGAGCATGTTTCTAAAATATCGGACATGGAAATTGGTTTAGCTCGTGGAACTGCTATATTTGGCCCCAACGACAACTTCAATCTAAAAACCTGTCATGTGGTGCCTGCACTGATTAAACGTGTGTTAAGTCAAGAGAACCCATTTATAGCTTGGGGGTCTCACGGGTGTAGTGCGAGATTTCTTGTATGTAAAAGATGTTGTGTTGGGTGGATTGCTGATTCTAGAAAAAGGTGAATCCATGCGTCCATATAACTTAGGTTATGGAAATGGTATCACAATAGGAGAAATTCTAGAAACCATTCTTCAAGTAACAAATAGTAATCTAGAAGTGGTTTGGGATGATTCCAAACCCACCACGATACCTTTTCGTGCTGTGAGCACCGAGAGAATACAAAAAGAGCTGGGATTCTTCCCTAAATATTCTTTCGAAGAAGGTATACGTGAAACTATAACATGGTATCAAGAGAACACTCCATGAATGTACTGATAACTGGCGTTTTAGGGATGGTTGGATCTCATATGTTGGATTTCTTGTTGGAACATACCGATTGTACCATTTATGGATTATGTAGATGGAATGAATCTATGGACAACATTGAACATCTTACAGACAACATCAACAAAAAAAAGCGAGTGCATCTAATCTACGGTGACTTGAATGATTTCCCCTCTTTGGTTGCCGCCATAAAAAAAGCTAAACCGGACTATGTGTTTCATTTGGGTGCACAGTCTTATCCCCTCACAAGTTTTGATTCACCTATTGAAACCTTACAAACCAATATTTTAGGCACAGCTAATTTATTGGAAGCTCTTCGAAATTCTGATTATAAAAATGCTAGAATTCATGTATGTGCATCCAGTGAAATATTTGGGAAAGTACCAAAAGAAAAACTTCCGATAGATGAAGAATGTAGTATACACCCAGCATCACCGTATGCCATTTCCAAAGTAGGTACCGACTTAATAGGAAGATTTTACGCAGAAGCATATGGAATGTGTGTTATGACCACCAGAATGTTCACCCACACCGGTCCTCGTCGAGGTGATGTGTTCCATGAATCTACATATTGCCAAACAAATAGCCATGATTGAACATGGTCTACAAGAACCCAAGATATTTGTAGGCAATCTGAATTCTTTACGAACCTATGCTGATGTTCGAGATGCTGTTCGCGCCTACTGGATGTTGCTGAATATAAATCCTACAGCAGGAGAATATTACAACATAGGAGGAACATATACCTGTAAAGTAGGGGACACTTTGAACTTTCTGATTTCACAATCTTCTGTACCTAATATTGAAATTGTTGTGGATCCGGATCGTTTGCGTCCTATTGATGCTGACTTACAAGTTCCTAATACTGAAAAGTTTACCGCACATACTGGATGGAAGCCGGAAATATCATTTGAAAAAACCATGATGGATTTGTTGGAACATTGGAGAAACAAAATATCACAAGGTAGAAGATACCTAAACCGTTGAGGATACAATGTCTGAGAGAAAATATTTACCTACATTAAGTGAACTGATTGACCGTTTGAGTATTGTACAATTGAAAGAGGTGTTCATCCCAGAACACAAGAAAGAGTATTCAGAGGAAATCAAACAGATTATGCATGACATTCAGTTGATTTTGAATGAACACCCAGAAAAAGCTGTTACTGCTGAAACCATTCGTGCTATTGTGGTGTTATCTCAAATCAATCTACATATCTGGCACAATGAATCCAACTATCGAAAAGGAATCACAGAAGGAAACAATCTAGAATTGACCCATGGATTGAATGGAATCAGAAATACATCTAAAAACATCATTCAAGAAATCATCGGGGGAAGAAAAGATTATAAAACGGATTGCCTTGCTGCTCAATTCAAGGATTGGGAGATTAGCTGGTAATGTATACTTGGCCATTGATAAATGACAATGTGACTGCCTCAGACCGAAAAGCCCTAAGTAACTTCATTCTAGATAATCGGCGTTTAACCAATGGCCCCAAAGTTAAACAATTTGAGGAAGTTTGGTCCAACTGGCTGGGAGTGAAATACAGCACCATGGTAAATTCTGGTAGTTCCGGAAATTTTATATCCATGGCCATGGTGAAGCATCTTCGGGGTGTGGGTGAAGTCATTGTCCCACCCCTAGGATGGGTATCTGATGTATCTTCTGCTGTACAACTAGGAATGACTGTGAGATTCGTGGATATATCATTACATAATCTAGCCATCAGTGCAGACAACATCCGAAAAGCCATCAATGAAAATACCAAAGCCATTGTATTGGTTCATTGTTTAGGATTCAATGCCATCAATAATGAAATCATTAGCATTGCTAAAGAACATAATCTATTATTAATTGAAGATTGTTGTGAAGCACACGGAGCGACATATCAAGGGAGAAAAGTAGGAAGTTTTGGAGATATATCCATCTTTTCTTTTTATTTTGGGCATCATATCACAACCATTGAAGGAGGTATGGTATGTGTGAATGATCCAGAACTTCATGACTTGGCAAGATTGTTTCGCTCACACGGAATGACCAGAGAAGCTTCATCCACACTGCAATCTGAATACCAGAGAAAATATCCTCAGTTGAATCCTTTATTCACATTTGCAGTACCTGGTTTCAACATGAGAAGCACAGAGTTGAATGCGGTCTTAGGGTTAGAACAAATGAAACGAATTGATTCCAACATTGAAAAAAGAAAAAAGAATCTAGAAATTTGGTTACATCATCTAGATTCTAGTAAGTATCACACACATTTTGAGGTGGAGGGTAATAGCAATTTTGCACTACCTCTCATCTTGAAAAACTCTGAAATTTCCATGTCATCCATCTGTGACTTGCTAGAACAGCATAGTGTAGAGTATCGCTTAGGAACAGCTGGCGGGGGAGACCAAACTATACAACCCTACATGAAAGCATATGAATACTCTACAGATGAATTCATGAAAAATATACAGTACGTCCATTCTCATTCTTTGTACGTGGGAAATCATACTGATTTATCGGAACAAGAAATAATAAGTTTGTGTAATCATTTAAATAACATCAATATAACATGACTGAGAAAAAAGCTCCCTACAAAGAAGCATTAACCAATGCCATGAGTCATCTAGCAACTTTAGATGACGTAGTGTTCATAGGACAACAAATTGTATATGCCGGAAATCCCATGAGCACTACACTAGGAAACGTACCTAAAGAAAAAATGATTGAATTGCCCGTAATGGAAGAAACACAAATGGGAATGTCTTTAGGTCTTGCCATGGCAGGAAAAACTGTGGTATCTTTCTATCCACGATGGGATTTCATCATTCTAGCTGCCAATCAACTAGTGAATCACTTAGATAAATTTCACACCATGGCAGGTGAGAACGTGAATATTTTGATTCGTTTAGGTAAAGGATCAGACAAGCCTCTGGATCCGGGTCCACAGCACAAAGGTAACTATCTAAATCAATTTAAAGAACTATGCACACACATCACGTTTCATGATTTAAGGACACCTGAGGATGTGGAGCATTCTTATTCTAATGCTGTATCTTCAGGTGGTATTCATGTGTTAGTGGAATATCCTGAATTGTATTTCTCATAATACTGAGACATTGTACATCTGTTGAAATTCCATAGCATCTTGTCTGGTATTCACCATGGGTTTTCCTTTTATATTCAGGCTGGTGTTCAACACCATGGGGCATCCAGTCTCACGATACCACTCCTGAAGAAAATTATAGAAATCTGGCGAATCGGTTTTCGACACTGTTTGAACTCTAGAAGTTCCATCTGCATGAACGATGGCAGGAAATTCCAAAGGATGTTTACATAATGCAGTGTATTGCATATAAGGACTCTCAGAGGTGGACATATGAAAATATTCGTGTGCGTGTTCTGCTAAAATAGCAGGAGCGAAAGGACGAAATTTTTGCCGTTGTTTGATGGCATTTACTTTGTCCTTGATATCATCACCTCTTGGGTCTGCCAACAAACTTCTATGGCCTAACGCACGAGGTCCAAATTCTGCTCTTCCGTGTGCTACACCTGCAATTTTATCTGTGGTTAGAACATTAATCAATTGTTCAGTGGGGTACTTCATACCAATGTCTAGACCAAGATATGGGCCGCGCCAATTCAAAAATTCTTCCTGAAACGCAGCAACTGCTCCTAGACTGTTTCCAGCATCACCTGGATTAGGCATGATCCAGACTCTTTCAAAGTATTGAAAAGCAATAGTATTAGCCACACAATTTAAAGCACAGCCTCCACCCAGCACTAGATTTTTACTGCCTGTCAACTTCTGTGCTTCATCCATTAAATCATGCAAGTGTAGTTCATAAATGAATTGCGTGGCTGCAGCAATATCATACATATCCTGTTCAGTGTGTAGTTCAGGACGCCACCACATACAACCACGATGTAGGTTGTGATTTAGTTTTAGAATATGTCGGCTGTCAAAAAAATCTTCTAAAATGGAAGCAGTGTATTTCAGTGGGTCACCATATGCTGCCATGCCCATCAAGATGTATTCTTCCTCATTGGGTTTCAATCCTACACGTTGTGTCATGGCTGAATACCACAACCCTAAACTGTGTGGGTACTTGATAGCGAACTTCTTTTCCAACTTGGTTCCCTTACCATACCAAATTGTTGTAGTGTCGAACTCACCAATGGCATCAATTACTAACACGGCAGCTTCATCAAAATTACTGGTGTAGTATCCTCCGGCAGCATGACTATGATGATGGTCTACGGTAATTACTGGTGCTGTTATTCCGTAATTACGAACATATTGCTTAGCACTGTTGTTCACCCAACCTTGTCCAGCCTGAAGTTGACGCAACGACTTCATTAATGGTCGTTCATACCACACCACTTCATCTGGTTCACCATATCTATAGGCGTCTGCCACGATATCTGCATTCAGATGAGCATCATTCTTCACACCAGAATATCGTTCTGATTGTGAGGCAAACAATATTTCCTTGTCTTGCACCACAGTGATGGCAGCGTCGTGACTATTGGCAGAAATTCCCCAGATGAGCATATCAGTCTTCCATTAGGTCAGCTAGTTCAGGAAACACCTTGGTGAAAGATTCACCACGTATATTGTCAATGGTTTGAATGGTGTTTCTGAAATCTTCTTTTTGTAGTTCCCAGTCATCTTGGGTAAACATCCATTTTTCAACTGAACGCATCCAGTATAAAATACCACTGTTTGCTGTAGTATCAAAGCTATGAGTAGGTAATATTTTTTGTAAATAATATGTGTATTGGCTAAGTTTTTCTGCGGCAATTTGTTTTTTAGCCATAGGAAGAACAGTAGAGGATAGTTGTGGTGGACTACTCATGGCATACAACTGGTAGGCACTATTCAGCCATCCTTTACTGTAAATGTAAGCATAGAAATCCGTGATGGTCATGGCGTTGAAAATACTGAACACTGTGTTCATGGCTAATTTAACATTTTTTGTGGTTCGTAATTTTTCTATGTTCGTTTCAATTACACCCCAATCTGTTCCATGACGCATGTACTCAGCTCGTTCACCTACATGATCCACACTAGCACAGACGGATACTGGGTGAGTAAAATGGCTCCATAAATCTAGCAAATCTTTATTTTTATATCTTAAGTTGCTAATATTGCTATTGTAATTAAGTTTAATATCAGTTCTACCTTGTCGTATCATATCTTCTAATATCAGATAATGCTCTTCACTAATCAAAGGTTCTCCACCCGCAAAATATGCTTCTACCATGTTTGGTATATGTTCCAGCACTTCAGGCAGAATGCTATGTGGTGTTTTGAAACCGATAGGTCCCATCATATTATTTTTCACCAACTCAGATTCCCACTGTGAACTGAAGGAAGGTCCACACGTTCTACATTTGAAGTTGCATAGGTTTCCAAAGCGTATGTCATAGTAACGCATCTTGAAATCATTCAGATGGCCGTCCGCTTCTGTGGGTACTACATCTATTTCAAAAAAATCTTCGAAACGATAGTTTATATCACTTCGAGCACTCTTTATCCCATTATCTTCATGAATGTAACATGAAATGCAATTGTCATGTCGTATTTCATTCAACAAATCCACACGAAGTTGTTTCATACGGGGGTTGTTGACCAACTCCGTTATATTTTGTGTGTCTGCGGTCCCGAAATCAAGATGGGTGTTAGATATGCAGCAAGGAAATGACTTCCCTAATGGATTGAGATGCAGACTAATCCAAGGGTACATGCAAAAAGTTTTACTTTCATTGAGAAGAAAATCTTTTTTCTCCTGTAGATTTTCCACTTTAGGTTGTATAATTTTTAATTTCATCGTGTATTGCCATATCTAATCACACGACATCCAGGTACATCACTAACTTTTAAATATCTCCAGATGTCTACAATTACACTGCCAGGAAGAATGTTGCAATAGAAATGTTGTTTATCACTACCAATCACATGACTATGGCTGTATGTAGTTGGTGCATGATGAGCTAGAAGAACTACTCCCTTCACTTCATGAACAATGTTATCAGTAAGTGGATCCACATAAGTGACACCATATCCTTGTTGTTCCACATAATGACCTATCAACAAGCTGTAACTACCTTCTGTATATGACACTCCAGGCTTGTATGCTTTGCCGTGGATGTAAATCTCTAAATGATGTTTGTTGGCTAAATCAATCAACTTGTCAGCTACTCTTTTAGCTTGAAGTTCTCTGCTTCCCATGATAGCACTGAACAAATCATAACCTAAATTCAATTTATTGGCCATGTATCGCAGAGCAATGTTGTCTCTGGGATGGCAGGCACCGGCATCCCCCATGCCAGCTCTCATGTAGGCTGGGCCCATGATGCGACGGTCACTGTCTGCTAACGCGTTTGTCACCACATCCACGTTGATGTTTCCAGATGCTTCCGCCACATCCTGTATCATGTTCACTAAACCAATCTTGGCAGAGATGAAGGTGTTGTAGAAAATCTTGATGCATTCTGCTTCATCCCAGGTTCCTATCACGTATCTAGGAAAATTCATCATCATGGTTTCGTAGAAGTTTCTGAGAATTCTGGCATCACCTGTTTCAAAACCATCCTCGGTACCAATAATGACCATTTCAGGATTCACCATGTCCCAGTTCACGGAGCCCATGGCAATCAGATAGGGGTTGTAGATGAAACGATAATTGGTGGTGTGCTGAATGAATTCTCGACGAACAGTGCCTGGCAAAACGGTGCTGATGAGAACCACTAGCTGGTCTTTTGTGCAATGCCGATTCACTTCTTTCAACACATCTATCACGATGGAATAATCAAAGTCTTTAGGTTCTAAATGTGCCGTTGGAGCTTCACCGCCATATGACTTGTCATGTGGTGTAGGTACAGCGATAAAAATCAATTCTCTACCTTGTACTACTTCTTGAATGGTATCAACTAGAGGAAATTCTGGAAGGTCAGATTTCACAACATCATATCCTACCACATCATGTCCTGCACGTTTCATCTCATTAGCACATGGTGCACCAAGTTTTCCACAACCAATCATGGCTACTTTTGTCATGTTGTAACTCCATTAACTTCAGCGGTTAATTCCTGCCAGATGCTTGGCAGAATCTTACCATAAGTGTTTTGAAAATGTTGATAGTTGTAATCTAATACTTCTTTAGTATCTCGAATGAAATCTGCTTTCTTCTGTCTGTCCCAATTACTTATATCTCTACAAAGATTGCCTATAGCAATCATTCGGTCATGAGCATCAGAAATATCATCATAACCTTCATCAAACCAAGTTGAAAAAGTCTTGTATCCTTTCTTTTGTAGATATCTTAAAGAATGTTTTGCACCAACTATAATGAAGGGTTGTTTTTGTACAATCGGCTTGAAGGTCTTTTCTGTTTCAGCAATTGCTTCTTGATATGCAGTGGTTTCAGTCACTACAGATATTAAACTTTTATCATAGAAGTAATTTAGGCCTCCACGGATACCCATGGTCATCTCTGCATGGTGTTCAGACTTAGCTAAATCATCTACAGTAAATGGTAGTTTTCTTTGCAATTGATCCACTTCATCTTTAGAAAATGCTATTCTGTTACACAGATTAAAGTCTATGTTAGCAGCAAAGGTGTTCAATGGATTAGGATTTTCAGGATTATGACTTGGCATTGTGAAATAGGTCTTGTCCATTAAACCAAACTTTTCAAAAATGCAAGCCAAATCTATTCTGTGTGGACGATACCGATAGTTCAAAGATATGAAATCTTTTTCCAGAATATCTATATGGCGTCTAGATTCATACGTGTCTCCCTGATGCCGTTGAGACATATTCCATTCAAACACACCAAAAAATGCCATGCGCATTCTATCGTCACTGGGCATATTTTGACGGTCACAATAGTTCTTATACACTTCATCTACATTAGGACAGCCTGTCTGATATATTACTTTACGAAGTGGGATGCCATGCAATCTAAAATAATTGTGCATCAGATAGAAAATTCTATCATCCACGAATGATTCCAATGCCATGTCTAAAAATAAATACCCATTTCTGTTTTTAATTCCATGCAAAACATTTCCAGACATCATCACACTTTCTATCAAACCAAAATTGGCATTATAAGTGAAAAAGGCCTCGAAAGGCACTCGGTGATGTAATTGAAAATCATACACAAAGAAATCATCATCTTTTATAACAAATGCAGGAGTAAGCTCAAACACATCTGGAAAAAATCTAAAAAGACTACTCCAAAGATATGGAACGTGTGCGTGTTTAGATTCTACACGGACATCATGAGAAGCACATGATAATTGAAATATATCCGGTACTTTGTTGTTTGATAGTGGGCCTCGCGGCCCAATCCACTCATAGACAATCTTAATCTTTTTCATAAATTACTTTATAAATTTGCTCAGCCAAAGGTTTTTGATGTTGTGGACCGTAGTGTATTCCATCACAAGCAGGATAAAATAAACTTTGTCCCGGAGGACCATATTTTTTCCATCCCCCTTCTACGTTATTGTAAATCAATCGAGTACCAGATATTCCAGTCATCTGTCTTATCATGTCAATGTTGTCATCTGACCAAAACATCTCTAGAAAAAAATTATGTACTGGAACTCCCCATAATTTCATAAACACATTAGTTGTTGAAAATGTATCAATGAATCTATTGCTCCATACCGAGCTATGAGGTAGGATACTTTTGTATACACTATTTATTGAGTAATCTACATCAGATAAAATAGTGTCAATTACAGTGTAACCAGGATTTAAATTCTGATAAACATTACCTTCTCTTACAAATGTTTCTCTTGCAGGTTCTGTCCAAACAACGATAACATTTCTAGGTTTAGGCATAACATTCATTATCCAAGATAACAAAATCATTTTGGTATGTGTACAAGAAGCCCCACCTTTACCTAAATTTACCAATTTAGTACCGGTCATTTTTTCAAAATGAGAGACCCATAATTCATTTTTTCTCAGACCCAACCCTTCCACAAATGAACACCCTAACACCAAATCAAAATTATTTTCCTCTAAATCTTCAAATTCATAAGTTCTATAGCCAAGCTTATTGAACTCGTAAAAATCCTCTTCAATTTGATAATAAGGCCACACATCCTCTGCGATTCCTAGAGCCGAGGTGTTGGATACCATCTTGTAATACAACTGCTCATCATAGGTACCGTGAAATTTTTTCTTTCCTTGGTGTCCATGGAGTGTGTAGTTGGAAAAATCTTTACTGTTATAGGTAGGTTGAAAAAAGTTCATGATAATCTTTTAGGTATGATGATGTCTGTGCCACAAACACAATGATACTTGTTGCATGTAATAGTTTGTGGTTTGATGTTTTTTATATCTTGAAGTATGTGACCTATGCTTTCAGAAATACCACAACTTGCCATAGATATCATACCTCGGGGATTGATGAACACAGCATCACCAATATCACATTCCCATCCTGTGAAGAAATTCTGTCGTTTAAGAATGATTTCATTACTATTCACAAAAGTATCAGTGCCATCGTTCCATCTTGCTATAGAAACCGCAGGTGAGTCTTTGAAAGGCTTGTTCGGGCTATGTCTCATTTCAAGATTTTGATGCTGATTTAACCATTCTGTTTTTGTTGAATCCTGATATTCCCAGGGCTTGGCATTACCTGTCATTTCATCAAACAAAGGTGTCCATTCAATGGTATAGGCCGGTAATTTCTCCTTCAACATCTCACCAAAGTTTACTACTTCCCAGAATCGTTCATCATGCATCAACATCTTGTTACAACAGTAATTGATTTTATCACATAACAACAAACTGTTGTTGAAATATCTTTCTTGATTAGCATGTTCAATATGAAATGATGCCACAACATCATCAAAAATATGATAATGCTTTTCCCACCAATCCGTGGCTCTACTTAAATTGGTATTAATAGCCACTGTGTTGTTAGGCGCGTATTCTTTGAAAAATTCTGCTACTGGAATCAAATTTTTCCAGATGGTTGGTTCTCCGCCACTGAAATAGATTTTGAATGCTTCATATCCCTGGTCTTTATACCGGTCTATGATTTCTTTGATGTTTTTCAGATACAACTCTGTGTTATCATCATTCTTGTGTTGGCCACCCCAATTCCCCTCATTGCAATAAGGACATCGGTAATTGCAATTATCACTAACCTGCCACGTAATAGCAAGATACTTCTTTTTAGGATATATGCTTAAGAGTTTTCTTTCATCCATTGTTCAAGTTCCGCCATTTCGGGTATAACTTCAAAAATATTTTCATTTCTAACTGCACTTATTTCTGCATTCACCTTGAAAAATTCCTTCACCCCTTCCACATTAGATTTAGCATTATTCAATGCCGTACACACGGTCCGTAGTTGTCCTAAATGTTCTTCCTCATATGGATGTTTGAACTTCAAATAATGATAGTGTTCCCACCACAAGTCAGCTGCTTTTTCTGCCATGTGGGTTGGTAGTATGTCTAGACCCATGTGCCATGGGTGCGTTAAAATATTCAATCGTAAATCTTCCAGACCTATTAGATTGTTGTCCAACAAGAATCTATGAAATTTCGGAAAATGGAAGACATTCCAGATGGAGATGGTAGGTGTAATTCCTAACTTCACCTGCGGTGTTTCCTTCTTTACCCGTAAGAGGTTTTCATGTATATCTTCCCATATAGCTCCATGACGCATCAGTTCCAAAGTTGGTCCCATGGCATCTAAACTAGCCCATACTCGAACATCTTTGAATTTTTTCCAATAGTCTAATGCGTTATTGTTTTTATAGCGTAGAGTTAGAAAATTCGTAGTGTACGTAAGTTCTACATTAGTGTGGTCATTCTCCACCCAATAATCTAAAATATCATAATGTTCGCTGGTAATCAGGGCTTCACCACCAGCAAAATACACTTCCTCTACATCTAGCAAATAGGGTTGCAGTTTTTTCAATAATTCATCACCTTCATTGTTAGAGGTTACAATTTTTTTCATGTTGAAAACATTGAGATGTTTTTTTCCATACATCTGTGAAAACTCTTCCGCCCAACGACTACTACAAGCTGGACCACAAGTTCTACATTTCATGTTACAAAGATTGCTGAATCGAATGTCCAAGTATTTCATCTTGAACTCATGGATGGAACCATCTTCATTGGTGCTTTCCACAAGATTTCGTACGGATTCAAATCTTCTTCTATTGTTGGATTGACGTAATGACCAAATACCGTAATCTTCCAACGAATAACAACGTTGACATTCAGGAATTTTATTATCCTGTAACATCTCCAACCGTATTTCTTTGAATCTATCACTGTTCATGATGTCCAACACAGTGTCTTGGTCGGTGTTGGACACTGGCATATTGGAATCTGCAATACAACATGGAAGAACACGCTTATCAGGCCAAGCGTGAAAATGTATCCAAGGTAAAATACAGAATCCTTTGGTTTCTTCTACATTATGTAATACTTTCATACCATTCTCGTAGTTCTGGGAAACTTGTTACAAGACTTTCTTCACGAATGTTATCAAAGTGTTGTGTGAACTCTTTGAATTTTTTCTGCCAGGTTTCTTGCGGTGGTGTATTTTCTTCTATGAAATGATAGATGTCCGTTAATCCAGTTCTGATTGGGCCATCAGGATGTGTATTCATCCAGTGCTTGATTTTTCTTTTGGCTTCAGTTTTCATCTCCACAGACAACAAGTTATTCAAATTGTAATAATCCGGATTGATGAGTTTGTAAAAACTGCATGTTGTATGTTCCCAATTCACCAAACCTTCATCATGAAGATGATTCAAAAACTCTGTGATGGTCATGACATTGAACACACCCACCACGCAATTGAATGATATGGACACTGAAGGACAATTTTCCTGAACACGTTTCAAGTTGCTCAAGATGTTGTTCCAAACAGTTCCATTTCTCATGTACTCAGCGCGTTCACCAAAACTATCTAAACTACCGTACACTTCCACCTTCTTGAACTTGTTCCACAAATCAATTACATTTTTGTCTTTGAAGTCTAAACGACTACAATTTGTGTTATACCGTAATGTAACATCTGTGCTGTCATTGTCAATAAGATATTCCAGAATTTCATAATGTTCTGGTGTGATTAAAGGTTCTCCTCCTGCAAAATACAACATCTCCAAATTACCCAGATGTGGCTTGAATTGACCCAACAAGTTGGGGTCACCGTTGGAAGCATGCATCAAACCGTTGATTTCTCCGTAACCTTGTTTGAATGATTCAGCTGCCCATGTTGATGAGAACATATCACCACAAGTTCTGCACTTGAAGTTACACAAGTTGCTGAACCGTACATCAAAGTATTTCAAATTCATGCCAGGTAGATAACCATCTTCCATGGTGTCTTGCACCAAATTGAAATGATGACCAAATTCATTGTTGGCAAAATTTCTGAAAGAGAATCCACCAGATCCAGTAGATTCATGTTTGTAACAATTTTGACACCCCTCTACATACTCGCCTGCCAACAACTTCTTTCTAACTTCCTTCATCTTGTCATTGTTCCACAATTCCACCAGTGAATTCTCACGAACATTGCCAATTGGATTTTCATACTTGGTTGTACAACAAGGATATGCTGCTCCATCTGTATTCACATACATATGGATCCAAGGAAACATACAAAATGTTTTGTTAGATTTTAATAAGTTTGATAAGGCCGGCGTCTGAGGCATTTCTACCACTCATGAAGAAGTTTTTGTACTCAGGGAATGTTTCCAAGAAATTTGTGTCTCTGCGTTTGTCAATCTCTGTGAACCAGTTGTAGAAGTCTTTTCTACCTTCAATCAACTTGTCTGAAGTGTACTCTGTGGTTTCCATGTATTTCACAACACGCTTAAAACGCTCTAGTTCCAACTCAGAAAACTTTGTGACATCTTGCTCATTGGTGTTTTCTTCCATGAACTTCAAGGTGTCGTACATATATGGCATGAATTCATCCTTGGGAAGAATGTTCATGTCATACTGCAAAGGTTCCTTCAGATAAGGAGTATCAAAACGAATCTTTCTTTCCAGTGGTCTGACAGCATCATCTGGGATGACATCATTGTACCGAATACGCCATTCCAGAATTTTCTCCAACAAACTCTTGAATGTGGTTACAGACAGGATGTTGAAGGTAATCATGAACGTGACATGACTGTTGGTCATGCGAACATAGGTGTCCAGATTGTTTTCCCAGGTCTTCAAATCCAACCCAGTTCGGATGTATTCAGCTCTGGGACCCCAGGTGTCAATGCTACTGAACAACTTGAACTTCTTGATGGAGTTGGTGTCCAGAAGATGCTTGACATTTTCTGACAAACGCACCACCCATTCATTCTTGCCACCTAGATTGCTGTTGATGTTCAATTCTAGTTTCGGCATCGGATCATCACACAGAGAATCCAACAATCTCCATGTGCTCTTATGCATCAAAGGCTCACCGCCAGTTAACCGCAAAATGTTCAAGGTCTTACGAACATCCGGCCACCAACGCCACCAGGCTTCCACATAGGGGTTAGTTTCTTCTTCGTACATGGTGAACCAGTCAATATCATTTCTGTGATTCTGAACCATGGTGTAAGGACCATGTTGTTGAATTTCACGATAATATCGTGATGAAGCCTTGGGGTGGCAATATCCACACTTGAAGTTACATTCATTACCAAAACTCAATTCAATGTATTCGGGATTTATGTTCATGTCCCACGGATTGCTTTTAATTTCTTCGAAACGCTCTTCTGTGTAGATGGAAGCGGTTCGAATGTGTCGGTCGGATATGTAATCTGGTCCTAATGCTTCTACATTCCAGCAATACTGACACCCATCAGGTTTCTCACCCTTCAACATTTGCAAACGTTCTTGCTTCTTGTGAGGTGTGTTGTGTAATGCTGAAGGATTGTCCTTCAGTTCTTCAACTGGAATCTTATGAGGTGCAGGATGATAGCAGCTGTGAGTTTCACCTGTTTGTAGATAGATGGTGACATGGTGCCACTTGGCTAAACAAAAGGTGGGGCTTAGTTCATTTGTGACCGGCAGAATTTTTTTGATGCGGTCTAGTTCATAACTCATAAGAGGTCCTAGTCAACATATTTTCAATTTTCTGTGATAAATTATGGGATTCTTCAGCATTCAGTCCATCATATTTCTCTAGATTATATCCTATCATCATGTATCTAGTGAACTGTTTACAATCCAATTCACCACTAAACCACACAGCATCTAACGGATTAATTTCTAAAAAATGTTCTAGGCTTTTAGCTGGTCTAACATGCTCAGAAACATCGTGATAGTTATTTCCTTGTAGCACAACCCACGTTCTAGGGGGAATCTTACTTATCCATTGATTATATTCTTCCTGAGTGATGTGTTCTGTAGATGTGTTCACAATCAACGCAGTGTTTATAGGGTTATATCCACGCTTAGGAAAATCCTTCATGTCATAAGTTTGAAATGCTATTCTTTTGTCATACTTAGATAGTTTTTTCCCATTCAGTTCATTTTTAGCATCTTTATCAATACTATAAATTAAACTGAGTTCTGGTATGTTGTCCGCTAGAAGCATAGCATTCATTCCATGCCATCCTCCGAAAACATATGCAAAACTATTGTCTAAAATTTTCTTGGCCTCATTTGTTTTTTGGATAGTTCTTTTGATTTCCTCAATCATCCAGTACTTACTAAGTATTTGACTTTCCCAGAAAGCTTCTAGAAATTCATACCGAAGAGAGGAATCTTCTGTTTCACGAACCAGATTCATCCAATCAACAAATCTTTGTCCAGAAATATTAATAATAGATAAATGGATCACGGCGTTTCAACTCCTCAAGTCGTCTTTTATTTTTGTAGTTGGATGCCCAAACATATATTTTGTCTACTAATTTATCCATCAATTTTCTTAACATTGATAGCTCCTATTACAGGTAAGGTTTTATTCTTTACAGTGGTGTGTTGTACCTTTTTTTCTCTCGGTTTGATGTCTTCCCCGCGGCCCCAGTCCCCTGTATCAACATAATGATATTCAAAGGAGAAGTCAATGGTGCTATTCAGATATTCCTCTTCAGCTAATAGAATACCAAAATCTGTGTCAGAACGACCATTTTCTCCCCAATGAGGCTTGGCTAACTTTCTGGCCCGCGATGCTGTGTTGGACATCATTCGGCTGTAGTCCTGTGCATAAAAAGCACCTTTTCTTCCAGGTTGTCCATTGGGTTGTAGTTCATCTGGTCGTTCCCGAGTGTCTAGAGGATTATCCACTTGGTCAAATTTCATGTCAAAATCTGCCATCCATTTACCATCTTCAGTAATGGAGAAATTATATACAGCATTATACATTCCCGGTCCGAATTGCCATCCAAATTCCTTGATGTCAATATCAGGATTGAATTTCACTGTGGCGTTGAATCCACCACGTGTTCTCCATAACATTCTGAAGAACGGCCACATCTCATTCACTAGTGTATCTGCAAATGGATTGATGTTAGGCTTGATGACACGATAATCAAAATCTTCGTATTCAATTTCCTTGATGATGGTGGGGTCATGCAACGTGATTTCATAATGTTCTTTTTCCAGATTCATGCGGATGGGATATCCGAAAGGTACGTCAGTGCATCCTCTCATGAAATCCAGGAATGTATGGAAATTCTTCACACGATGCATCACATGGGTTCCGCCCTTGGTGTAATCCTGTGTGATCCAGTGACCTTGATACTTGTGCGCACTCACGTTGAACTTATGTGTGTTCTGTCCCACGATGGTTTCAGGACCCACGGCCATGCCTACACCCGCGCCCACGTTGTTGATGTTGTTGTTTCTCATTCTCCACAAAAATGTCATGCTGTCAGCAAAATCCTGGAAATCTTCTGTGGGAAATCCTACAATCCAGTTGGTGGCGGCATAGATTCCCACTTCTTTACCATGGCGGAAGTTGGCTTCCATCTCCTCAATGGTCACACGCTTGTCCATGTCATCCAGCACCTTCTGGCTCCCGGATTCAATGCCATAGTTCAACATGATACACCCACCTGCCTTCAGATCCTTGAAGTAATCCAGGTCCATACGTCCATCACACCGGCAATATCCCGTCCAGTGAATTTTCAATCCCTTGGCTTCAACTGCCTTACAGAAGGCACGGAGTTCCTTCAGATTGCCATTCACCAAACTGTCAATGAACCACACCACATCAGTACCTTTATTGTAATACAACCATTCAATTTC